CCTATACCGCTGATGTCGGCTAAGAAAACCGCCAATATCATTGCTTTTTTGGAAGACCAACTGGCTGAAATTGAGGCTGGCCGCTACGAAATGGTGCCGAAAACGGACACCCCGTTGCACAACCTTATTGACGGTATAGTTGAGTTGTATCTTAGCACGCTCTACAAACTCAAATTTTTAGCGTAGGATTAGGTCATGGCAGCAAATTATCTAAATCTCAGCGCGACCACGCAAATCAAGGTGGGCGCCGGCAAGCTCAAGGGCATCATGTGCAGCACGGCGTCTGCTACACCGACCCTCGCCGTCTATGACAGCGCGACCGCTGGAACGGGCGCGGTCACAATGTTTGCGGAATTTGTGCCTGGCGCGCACACGATGTACCCGCTGACGGGCGACGACGGCGGCATCTGGTTTAGCAAAGGCTTGTATGTAGTGGTCGGCGGCACCGTTGGTGTTACGTTCATCTACGAATAGGAACGAACATGGCCAAGTATTATCAGCTAAGCGTAACCGCCGGCGTGCCAAACAAGACCACGATAAAGTCGGGTTTTGGCAAGCTGAAAGGTATTTTTTGCAGTTCTGCGTCGGCCACGCCCCGCGTAACGGTCCATGACTCCGCGACACAAACGGCAACGGACCCCACGATTATCAGCCTCTTGACCCCGCAAGCCGGAGAAAATTACCCGTTGAGCGGTTCGGATGGTGGTATTGGCTTTAGCCGGGGATTGTATATACTGGCTACCGGCACAATGGAATTGACATTTATTTACGAATAACCGCACTAGCGCGGTACGCTAGGGACTTCTCAGGGGTCATAAGTGAATAACGAACTTCCTACTGCGGTTACAGCGGATACACCCGCGCCGGAATTGGAGTTAACGGTAGCTCCAACCACCGAAGATAAATCTACGCCGGATGCGTCAACGGAAGAAGTACCCAGGTCTTTCACACAAGAAGAACTGGACTCCATCGTTGGCAAACGCCTAGCGCGTGAACAAAGGAAATGGGAGCGAGATCAGGCTCAACGCGTCGCTGAACAGCAGGCTACACCCGCTTCGGTAGGGAACCTGACCGTCAGTGATTTTGAGAGTCCCGAGGCTTACGCAGAGGTTTTGGCCGAGCGTAAGGCAGAGGAATTGGTGGCTAGACGTGAAGACGCTAGGCAGCAGTCCGCAATTCTCGACGCCTATCACGATAAAGAAGAAGAAGCCCGGATTAAATACGACGACTTTCAACAGGTTGCGTACAATCCGTCGCTTTCAATCTCAAGCGTGATGGCGCAAGCGATCCAGTCTTCGGATATAGGGCCAGAGTTGATTTATCATCTCGGCGTTAATCCGAAAGAGGCAGAGCGTATTGCCCGTTTACCCGAGGTCTTGCAGGCTAAGGAAATCGGACGGCTAGAAGCCACGATGGCGTCAAATCCCCCGGTAAGAAAAACTTCAACGGCCCCGGCACCTATTGCACCTGTCACCGCACGAACCACTGGTTCCCCCGCTTATGACACCACCGACCCTCGGTCTATCAAGGCCATGTCTACATCGGATTGGATCGAAGCGGAGCGGCAACGACAGGCCAAAAAGTTCGAGGCTTCCCGTAACCGTTAACAATTTGGAAGGCTCACATGGCTAACTCTATTCTTACTATTGACATGATTACCAGGAAGTCCCTGGAAATCCTGGAAAATAACCTGGTTCTGACGCGTAACTGCAATCGTCAGTATGACGATAGCTTTGCCGTTGAAGGCGCCAAGATCGGCTCTACCCTCCGCGTCCGTCTGCCCGACCGGGCACTGGTCACGGATGGCGCGGCCTTGCAGGTGCAGGACGACAACGAGCAGTACACCACGCTCACTGTTGCCTCGCAGAAGCATATCGGCGTTAACTTTACCTCTGCCGAACTCACGATGCAGTTGGACGATTTCGCTGAACGCGTCCTGAAGCCTCGTATTTCGCAGCTTGCGTCCAGCATCGACGCTGATGTCGCCAACTCCTTCCAGAGCATCTACAGCACGGTTGGTACTCCCGGCACCACGCCGGCTACCTCGCTCGTGCTGTTGCAGGCTCAGCAGAAGTTGAACGAATACGCTTCGCCGATGAACGACCGTTATGCCACCGTCAACCCGGCTGCTAACGCCGGGCTGGTTGAGGGCATGAAGGGCTTCTTCAACCCGACCGACACCATCAGCCGCCAGTTCAAGCAGGGCATGATGGGCACGGGCGTGTTGGGCTACGACGAGGTCAATATGTCGCAGTCCATCCGCCAGTTCACCACGGGCTCGCGTTCGTTGGCGGACACCATCCTCGTCAACGGCGCTGTTTCCACCCAGGGCCAGTCCACCATCAGCATTGATGGCGGCACTGGTTCGGCGACAGTCGTGGTCGGCGACGTGTTCACCATCGCCAATGTGTTCTCGGTCAACCCGCAGACCCGCGAAAGCACGGGTTCGCTCCAGCAGTTCGTCGTTACCGCAGCCAATACGGCTTCGAGCGGCTCCTGGACGAGCATCGCGGTTTCGCCGGCGATGTACACGTCAAGCAATGCCCTAGCCACCATCAACGCGTTTCCCGCCGACAATGCGGCTGTTACGTTCGTTGGTGCGGCTTCGACGGCCTACCCGCAGAACTTGGTGTACCAGAAGAACGCCATCACGTTCGCCACCGCCGACCTCCTGCTCCCGCAGGGCGTCGACATGGCGTCGCGTCAGGTTCACAACGGCATCTCGCTCCGCGTTGTTCGTCAGTACGACATCAACAACGACCGTATGCCTTGCAGAATTGACGTTCTGTACGGTTACAGCGTGATCCGTCCGCCTATGGCTGTTCGGATTTGGGGTTAATCTTGGCCGGCCCCCGGTTCGCCGGGGGCCACCTTTTAATTGGATTGGATAAATATCATGGCACTTCCTAATGGTTCTGGCGGTTATCAGATCGGCGACGGCAACATTGCTGAAGTCGTTTTCACCAATGTTACCGTTCCCGCCGCGTACACTGCCGCTGTTACGCTTACCGCAGCGGATCTTGCGTCTGGCCTGGTCATCTACACCTCGGCCAGCACGGCTAACCTGACCCTGCCGACGGCTGCTATCACCGACGCCGCCTTCAGCAGCGCCAAGGTGGGTAGCTCGTTTGACGTAGCCCTCGTCACCACCTCAACCGGCGTTCCCACCATCGTGGTCGGCACCGGCTGGTCGCTTGCCAGCACCTCTGGTGCGGGCGTTGCTTCCAAGAGCGTTCTGTTCCGCGCCGTCAAGACCGGCGACGCTGCGTACTCCCTGTACCGCATCGCGGGTTAATAGGTTCTGCCCCGGTCGTAAGGCCGGGGCATTACTTAACGAGGTAACGTATGCTCTTCTATTTGCGGCATCCCGTACACGGCAAAAAAATTGCCAGTTTGGAAGCAGAAGCGGCTTACGACGAGGAAAATGGCTGGACCCGCTACGAACTTGATGACCCCGCGCCGCTTGTCGTAGCAGTTGCGGAAAGCATGAATAAGGACGATAAGGAGACTGCTATCAATAGTATGCCTCTGCGTCGTCGGGGGCGTCCGCCGGTAAATCGGGGCTTGTAACATGACCACCACGGCTGGCGACCAAATCAACGGCGCTTTGCGTCTGATCGGTATGTTGGCTGAGGGTGAAACGCCTTCGGCGGCGACTTCGCAAGACGCGTTGACCGCGCTTAACCAGATGATCGACTCCTGGAATACGGAGCGGTTGTCCGTATTCTCGACCCAGGACCAGGTGTTTAGCTGGACCCCTGGTCTTATTAGCCGGACGCTCGGCCCCACCGGGGACTTCGTAGGCAACCGGCCTATCCTGCTGGACGACAGCACCTATTTCCGCGACCCGGCCAACGGCATCTCGTTTGGCATAAAGATCATCAACCAGCAGCAGTACGACGGCATTGCCGTCAAAACTGTGACCAGCACTTACCCGCAGGTCATCTGGATCAACATGGACTACCCCAACATTGATATGTATATCTACCCGGTGCCGACAAAGGTACTGGAGTGGCACTTCATTTCAGTAACCGAACTTACGCAGCCGGCTGCGCTGGCGACCTCGCTGGCCTTCCCGCCAGGCTATCTGCGGGCGTTCCGCTTTAACTTGGCTTGCGAGATTGCGGCTGAGTTCGGCGTCGAGCCCTCGCGTCAGGTCCAGCGTATCGCCATGTCGTCGAAGCGCAACCTAAAGCGTATCAATAACCCCGACGATATAATGTCGCTGCCTTACAGCCTCGTCGGCACCCGCCAGCGGTTTAACATCTTTGCAGGAAACTATTAAATGGCTAACATTGCTATCTCCGCGCTGCCTGTTGCCGCTTCGCAAGCCGGCGCTGATGTGTTGCCGATTGTTCAGGCCACGACCAGCACGACCAAGCAGCTATCCATAACCAACTTATTTACCAGCCCGGCGTTTGTTACGCCCTCCCTGGGCGTTGCAAGCGGCACAAGCGTCACCACCACGGGCAATCAAGTCATCAGCAGCACCGGCAAACACGGCTACGCGACGGGCGCCGGCGGAACGGTTACCCAGGCTACCAGCAAAGCCACGGGCGTGACGTTGAGCAAGTCAACCGGCCAGATTACGATGAACAACGCCGCGCTTAATCTTGACGTAACGGTTAGCTTTACCCTGACCAACACCGTTATCGAAGCCGGCGACATTTTGATTTTGAACCACATCAGCGGCGGCACGGCAGGTTCTTACCTGCTCAACGCTCAGTCCGCCGCAGGTTCCGCCAGCATTAACGTGCGGAACATCACCGCCGGTTCATTGAGCGAAGCTATTGTAAT